CTACTCCGGAAAGCTGAAGGCCGCGACGATGCGGCGCCGCCAGGATGGCCCGAGGGACGATGAGACGACCCCGCGCCCGGAATAGGCGTGGATCATCCGCGCCTCCCCCGGCCCGGTCTCGATGAGTATGCCCAGATGTTTGGCGGGCCCCCGTTCGCGCATACGAAACAGCAGCGCGTCGCCCGGCCGCGCCGCGTCAGGCGCGACCGGGCCCATGTGGCGCAACGCGGCCGCCATCAGCCGCTCTTCACGGCTGGGCTCGGCCCAGTCGGAGCTGTAGGGCGGCGGCGCTTCGGGCTCCGGCCCGATCACCTCGCGCCAGACGCCGCGCACCAGGCCCAGGCAATCCGCGCCCGCGCCGCGCACGCTCGCCTGGTGGCGATAGGGCGTGCCCAGCCAGCCATGCGCCGCGGCCACGATCGCCGCCCGACGCTCAGCCATCGAACAGCGAGCCCCCGTTGTGATCCTCGTCCGAGCGCGGATAGGCCGTCAGCCAATCCTCGCCGGGGATCATCGGGAAGCCGCGAAAGTTGGCGAAGTTGGCGAACTTCGCCCTGCAGGTGGTCGCGGTCTTGTCGCAACCCGCGTAGACGCGGAACCCGTCGCCCAGCTCGATCGCCGCCTCGGGCGTGTTCCACAGATCGATCACCCGCTGCCCGCTCTGCGCATAAAAGGCGCGCACCGTCGCCGTGGTCCCGGCATTGGCGCCCGAGGTCCATTCCAGCCGCCCGGCCGAAAAGAACCCGGCCTCCTCCCCCGCCGCGTTGCCGCCGACCACGAAGCGCCGCGCATCCTGCACCGCATCCACCGTGCCGGTCTTGTTCATCGCCCCGCTCAGGTCCACGCCGCAGCGCTCATCGCCCAGATCGGCATCGCACAGACGCTGGTAGATCCGCCCCGAGGGACGGTTCAGCAGCTCCGCCTGGCCCAGCACCTCCATCTCGAACGCGCCGACCCCGCGGCGGATCTCCCCCGCCCGGCCAACGCTCAGCTTCGCCCGCCGCTCCACGTCACGGTAGTCGACCACCCATTGCGTGATCACCGCCCCGTCATAGAGCCCGCGTACGATGTCAGCTTCCGTGATCGCCTCCGAGCGCAGCGCGCCCGACGCCTCCACGTTGTCCACGCCCAGCCCCAGCGTCTGCTCCATTTCGGTGCGCGCGAACCCGGACTCGGGTTCGAACGCCACTTCGTCGAAGCTCAGCGGCAGATCGTGGTCGGTGAAGCCCAGCACCACGCCGTCCTTGCGCGCCACGGTCCAGCAGCGGCAGAGCGTCGTGACCTCGGAGGCGAGCTCCGTGGCCAGGTCCAGATCGAATTCCCGCATCAGACCCGCACCTCCACCACGGGGATCGAGGGGATGTCGCCGGCCTCCAGGGCCGACAACGTCGCCACGATCCGGTCGGTGTCGAAGCGCACCGGAACGTCGAACTCGTAGCCGGCGGTGATCGTCGCGCCTGCGCCGGGAGCCGCGGTGAAGGTCACAAGGCCCGAGGCATGGTTGACGATGAAGTCGGCCGCATAGACCTTCTCTTCACCGTCCACCGCCACCCGAACCGAGTTCGCGACCGGCTTGGACACCTCCCGCGTCCAGGCGTTCACCACCGCCGGATAGACCTTCACCAGCTGAAACGCGGTCTCGGTCCCGTCTCCGGTTCCGATGGCCTGATCGGTAGGCGCGATGTCGTCGCCCGGCTGGCAGGACTTGTGATCCATCGGGTCCTTCCAGCGGAAGGCGTGCAACTGCCCCCGACGCGCCTCGAAAAAGGCGACGACCTCCGCCAGGTCGTCCAGCGAACTCAGCCCGACGCCCGCGTCATAGCGCCGGCGCGACTCCGCCCAGTTGGTGTTGCGCTGCTCGAACCCGTTGGCGAGCGAGACGATCTCGGTCCGCCGCTGCGGTCCGCCCGAGGATCCGACCGAAAGACGGTCGGGAAAGCGCACGTCATGAAATGCCATGATCCGTCCTCACCCGTTGCGCTGGCCCATACGGACCGCCCTTGCGAGCTGCGCCGCCACCTGGCTCTGCGATTTCTGGAAACCGGCGACATCCGGCGTGTTTATATTGACCGTGATGTTGACCGCCTTGCCGCCCCCGCCCGCCGCCACGCCCAGACGCCCGTCCGCACCGCGCTGCAAGGGCAGGATCGCCTCAGGCCCGGCCTCGCCCATCAGGCCCGTGCCGCCGCGCATCGGGAACAGAGTCGGCCCCTCGACCACCCCGCCCCCTGCGAAGGCCCGCGGCCGTCCGCCGGAGAACGAGCCGCCCCTGGCGAAAGCCGAGAAACCGGAGAACAGCCCCGAGATCCCCGTCCCGATCGCGCCGGTCAGCCCCTGCGTCACCGCTCCATGCACCGGCGCCAGCGCCGCATCGAAGGTGCGTCCAGCCAGGTCCGTGCCCAGCCGCTGCAGCACGTCCGAGGCGCCCCCGCCCCCGGTCACCAGCCGGTCGAAAGCGCCGCGCAGCGAGCCCGAGATCGCACCCGCCAGCCCCTTGGCCTCGCGGGTGGTGTCGCGCATCTCCGTGCGCATGCGGCGCAGCTCGTCAGAGACGCCGGCGGCCGTCTTCTCGGTCCCGTCCCCGGCGCTGGAAACCTCGCGCAGGGCCGTGCCGATATCGGTGTCGGAATAGATGCTCATGCCTCGCTCTCCGGTTTGGGGGCGTCGGGGTAACGGGCGGCCAGCGCCGCCAGGTCGCGCCGCCCCATCGGCCGCGCGGCCCGGGCCGCGCGCTCCGGCCCGACCGCGGCACGCAACTCGCGCGGGGTCATCGCCCAGAACACGTCGGGCGGCAGACGGAGTTCGCCCAGGCCCAGCCGCATCAAGGCCGGCCAGTCGATCAGCGCTTTCGGCTCATCCGCCATGGCTCAGCGCTCCAGAGGCGCGAAACTGGCGATCAGCAACAGCGCCGCGGCTCGGGTCGCCCCTGCCGCTCCGCCCGCAACCTGCATCCCGGCGAACTCCGCGTCGGAGACCTCGAAACCTCCCCCCCGCAGCCCCGCCGCCAGCAGCGCGATCAGGTCGTCGGCCCGGTAGGCGTCGCTCTCGAACCGCTCCACCAGTTCCGCCAGCCCGCCCACGCCCAGCCTGCTCTCCAGCTCCGCCATCCCGCCCAGCGTCAGGCGCAGCACGCGCGGAACACCGTCGACCACCAGATCCACCTCGCCCCGCGCCGCATTCGCCATGTCAGACCGCCGCGAAGCTCAGCGCGCCGGCCGAGGCCAGAGAGACCTCGTAGACCGCCTCGCCGTCGTGCTGGCCGGAATACTCCAGAGCGGTGACCTGGAAGGCCCCCTCCACCGTGCCGAAATCCGGAACGATCACCTGAAACACCGGGACCGAGCCGTCGAAGAACGCCTGGCGCATGGTCGCGTCGGTGGAGGCGTCGAGAAACACGCCCGACCCCGAGATCGCGGCGCTGCGCAGCCCCGCGCCCGCCAGAAGCTCCCGCCAACGTCCGGTGGAGCCGACATGCGTCACATCCACGGTCTCGGCATTGAACGCGATCCGCGTCGCCCGCAGTCCCGCCACCGTGGCGAAGCCGGATCCCGTATCGACCTTCAACAGAAGATCCTTACCCATCTGAGCAGCCATTTCACTCGCCTTTCCAGTGGATTAATGTTCGATCCTGAACCGGAACCGCAGGTCGATCCTGCGCCCGCCATCCTTTTCGCGCCGTGCCCTGACGCCGACGAAGTCGACGCTCGCCACGCGTCCCGACGACAGCGGCGGCAGGGCGCCCGTGATCGACGCATCGATCAGCCCGGCCGCCTCCTTGGCCGCCGCGAAACCCGCGTCCTCGGCCAGAACTGAAATCTCGACCTCGTGCGCCGACCCTCTCAGCCCCTGGGCCGACCAGTCCGAGACCCGCTCTTCGCCGATCAGCACGTAGATCCCGGCTTCGTGGCCCGTCCCGTCCTCGTGCGGGGGGGTGTCCCAGATGCGGTCGCCGGTCAGCGCGGCGAGCTCCAACGACCCGCTCAGCGTCACGAAGATCGCGGCCTGCAACGCGGCCGATGCCTCGTAGCTCATGCCGACGTCTCCTCGTCCGCCCAGCAGGTCAGGAACCGGCCGCGCGCGTCGGCCTCGGTCACCGCCCGAATCCGAAAGGTTCGGCCGTTCTCGCGAAACCGCTGGTCGGCGCGCGGCCGGGTCGACGCGCCCACCGGCGCGGCGCGGACCAGGATACGGTGCGAAACGCGGCTGCCCTGCCGCCCGCCGCGCTCCAGCTCCCGCCCGGCGCGCGGCGTGATCGCGCCCCAGAGCACGCCCAGCTCCAGCCAGTCGAGCCCGCCGCCGCCCGCGCCGTCCGGAACCCGTTCGGAGCTTTCAAGCACCAGCCGGCGATTCAGGACGGGCGCCATCGGGATCGCGGCGCTCACAGCCGCAGCTCCCGATGACGGGCAACCAGGTCGCGCACCCCGAAGGGCAGCTCGTCCAGGCCCTCCGCCGCGGCATGGCGCTGCTCGTAATACTGGGCGCCCAGCAGCATCACCGCCTGGCGCAGTTCCTCGGGAATGTCCTCGGGGGCGTCGCCATAGCCCGCGACGACCTCGACCTCGGCAACGCCATCCGCGGGGATCCCCGGCAGCAAGCGCCCGCCCCGACCGGCGAGCACCGGCCGGAACCCGTCGGGGATCAGCACCCAGCGATCGGAGTCGACGGACTGCCAGACGCCCTCGGCGTCGATCACCGTCACCGCGTTGACCTGCGCCACCGGAGCGAGCGGGATCGCCACCCGCGCCGGGTCGCGCCAGCGGCTCACGGTCCACTTGAACCGCCGCCGGATCAGGCGCTTGCCCACCAGCCCCTCGATCCCCGCCCCCGCCGCGCGGGCGCAGCGCTCGATCAACGCGGCCTCATCCGGCGCGCCCGCGAAACCCGACGCCACCCGCAGATGCGCGGCGAAGGCGTCCAGGTCCACCGGCGCCACCGCGGCCGGTTCAAGTTCCGTGATCATCGGAAATCCTCCTCAGGCGGCCAGAACGCGCAGCATCAGGCCCTGGCTCAGCACCCGATCCGCGCTGGTACGCACCCGGTTCGACACGTGGTAGACATGGCCGGCGCGCCCGCCGCGCAGCACCGCGGTGGACGCCTCGCCCGCGCAGTTGGCGCAGACCAGCACCAGCGCCTCGGCATCCATCTCCTGCGGCACGATCATCCAGCCCAGGTCCTCGCGCACCGTCTCGCCGGGCGCGAGCCCTTGCCAGGCCAGCGCCACCGGCCGGGTTTCGTCGCTACGCTTGGTCAGGTAATCGCCCATCGCCACGCCCTCCCGAATGCCCCTGCGGTGCCCCGTTTCCGGGGCGCCGCAGGGGAATTATCGACAAGAAACAGGCGCTTCCGCACGGGCCCGGTCACGACATGGGGAAGCAGGATGCGAGCATCCCGCGCGGAAGCGCCCCGGCCGACCCTCCCGGGCCGAGCCCCGCGGCGCGGCTCAGGCCGCGCCGCGGATCCCCAGGGCCTCGATCAGGAGGCCGAGAACTGCAGCAGCTTGATCGCCGAGAAGTCCGTCACGTCGCCGCCCACGCGCTTGGTGGCGTAGAACAGGACATGGGGCTTCGCGGAGAACGGGTCGCGCAGGACGCGCAGGTCCGGACGCTCGGCGATGGTGTAGCCCGCGCCGAAGTCGCCGAAGGCGATCGCCTTGGCCCCGGCGGCGATGTCGGGCATGTCCTCGCAGATCAGCACCGGATAGCCCATCAGCCGGGCCGGCTCGCCGGCGGCCAGCCCATCCGACCACAGGAACCGCCCGTCGGCATCCTTCATCTTGCGCACCGCGCCCGCGGTCTTCGAGTTCATCACGAAGGTCGCCTTGGCGCGGTAGCGGGCGCCCAGCGCGTAGACTAGGTCCACGATGGCATCCGCCGGATCGGTGGACGAAAAGTCGCCCGACACGCCCGTCGGCACATAGTTCAGCGTGCCCCAGGTCTCGCCCGAATTCACATGCGCCACCGGGTAGTCGAGGAAGCCGGTGGGCTGATCGGTCCCGTCACCGTTGATGAAAGCGTCGCTTTCGGCGCGGGCGAACTTGTCCGCGATCCGGTCGGCCAGCCAGCCCTCGATGTCGAAGGCCGCGTCGTCCAGCAGCCGCTGCGAGGCCTTGGGCAGCGCCGACAGCTCATGCAGCGAGATCGACACGCGCTCGATCTGCGGGGTCGAGGTCTCGGACACCGACCCGGTCTCGGACGACCAGCCATGGCCGAAATCCGCATGGTCGACCAGCACGTCGAAGGCGTTGGCTTCCACCTGCACCACGTTGGCGATGGCGCGGACCGAACCGGCCCCGGTCAGCACCGACTGGATGCGGTCCGAGGTCTGCGGGTCCACCAGATAGCCGCCCTCGGCGTTGACCGAGGTCGACAGGCCCTTGCGCTCCACCGTCACGCCGCGCAGCGCGTCGTCGTCGCCGGACCGCAGATAGGCCGACAGGGCCTTGCGATGCGGCAGGTCGAGATCGGCCGAGCGGCTCAGCGCCGGGCGGCCCGCCATGCCGGCCGACTTGCGGTCGATGGCTTCCAGGCGATCGTCCTGCGCCTTCATGCGGGACTTCATCTCGTCCTGGAAAACGCCGAACTCGCGCAGGAAACCGGCCACCGCCGACTTGGTTTCGAGGCCCTGGCCCTGATTGGCATTGGTCATGTGAGACTTTCCTTCGTCCATCCGAAAGCTGTGAAGGTTCGACAAGTCAGCCGCCGAAGCGGCTCCGCGCCTCGGCGATCGCGTCGGCCAGGGCCGTCGCCAGCGCCGCGTCGTCGGCGTCCTCGCCGCCGGCGTCGATGGCGTCGTCATCCGACTTGGCCGCCGACGCGCGCGCCTCGGGGAGCATCGGGAAGGTCACCAGCGACACCTCCCAAAGCTCCACCGCCTGCAGAAGACGTCCGCCGCCCGGCGCACGCCCCGCCTTGAGAGCGCGGTAGCCGATGGAAAGCCCATCGACCGCCCCCGCCCTGAGCAACGACAACGCTTCCGCGCCCCGCCGCACTTCGGTCAGCAGCCGCCCGCGTACGAGCAACCCCCGATCATCCTCGCGCACCTGGTCCCACACGCCGATCGGCTGCGCGGGATCGTGCTGCCACAGAAGCTTGACCGACCGCCGCGCGGACCGGGTCGCCGCCAGGCTGGCCGCGAAGGCCCCCGGCTCGACCACGTCGCCCGACTGGTCCGAGACCCCGAAAAGCGAGGCGTAGCCCTCGATCCGCCCGTCATCGGCCACCGTCGCCACCTGGTCGAAGGCGACGAACTTCGTCTCCAGCCCGTAAGCGCTCGGGCCGGACGTCTGAAATTCCGTCATGTGCTGATCCTCAGGGGTTTAGTCGGCCATCGAGCAGGATCGCCGCGAACTGGCTCACCAGCGCCGTGGCGACGGCGAAGACCGCCAGCCAGAGCCGCTTCTCCAGGCGCTCGACCGAATGGTCGATCCGGTCGAGCGACCGCTCCAGCGCCGCCCAACGCTCGTCGAGCACGCGTTCCAGCGCCTCGATCCGGGCATGCGCGCTGTCGAAGGGCTCGTAGAGGAACTTCGAGCCGCCCGACTGGGTGCGCAGGCTGTTGCGCATCACCGGACCGCCGGGCCGAAACCGAGCATCGCCCGCTTCTCGTCCTCGGTCAGGAAATCGGCTCCGGCCACCCGCCGCCACAGCGCTTCGCGCTCCGCGGCCAGGGCTGGCGCCGCGTCGAGATCGGGGGACAGATCCACCACCTCCCCCACCTGCGCGGAAAGCCACCCCGCCATGCCGGTCAGCACCTTCTGCGCCAGCGGCACCACCGTCTGGCGGTAGAAGGCGCGGTTGGCCTCCTGGTAATTGGCGTAGGTGGCGTCGCCCGGCAGGCCCAGCAGCATCGGCGGCACGCCGAAGGCGATGGCGATGTCGCGGGCCGCGGCCGTCTTGGTCTCCAGGAACTCCATGTCCGACGGGCTGAACCCCATCGGCTTCCAGTCGAGCCCGCCCTCCAGCAGCATCGGCCGCCCGGCGTTGCGCGCTCCCTGGTGGTTCTCCTCCAGCTCGTCGACCAGCCGCTGGTACTGCTCCTCGCTCATCGTGCCGCCCTCGGCGCCGCGATAGACGATGGCGCCCGAGGGACGGGCGGCATTGTCGAGCAGCGCCTTCGACCAGCCGCCAGCCGCGTTGTGGATATCCACCGACGACCCCGCAGCCTCCAGCGGCGACATCCCGTAGTGGTCGTCGAGCGGATGGAAGCTCTTGATATGCAGGATCGGCTGGGTCTCGGCGGTCATGTCGAACCGCACCTTCTTGCCGCCGACCTGGTACTCGTAGGCCTCCGGCCAGCCATCCGCGCCCGGAACCACCCGCATCCGGTCGGGACGCAGCGCATAAAGCTCCGCCGGCGTGCCCGAGGCCATGACCCCGGCCGCCTCCACATAGGCGTCGCCCGACAGCAGCAGATGTCCGTAAAGCGTCTCCAGGAACGCGCCGCGCGTCTGGCCGGGATTGGGCCGGCCCAGCAGCTTGAGCAGCGGATGCGTCGCCATGCGCCGCCCGTCCTCGCTCAGGATCACCGGCAAGGAGGCCGCGGCCTCCGCCACCATCCGAACGCAGCGGAACCCGATGACATTGCGCCCGAACCCGTTGCGCGTCAGCGAGACGGTATCCCGCGGCGACCAGGCCGCCCGGCCCGGCCCCGAATAGGCGATGGCCGCGCCGACGGCCGAGGTCTTGCGGCTCTCCGGCGCCGTCGCAGCCGCACGCAGCCAATTGAAAGCCATCGGCTTTCTCCCTTGCTTCATCGGTTGTAGCGAAAGCCGCCGCGCGGCGTTGAGGGCGGGCTAGAGCCGCCGCACCCGCGGCGCGGATCCCGCGCGCAGGCTCAGTTCCGTAACCGCCCAGACCAGCGCGTCCATGCGGTCCGGGCTGCCCTGGCCGGTCTCGCCGGTCCAGGCGCACAACTGGTCCTCCAGCAGCGGAAAGCTTCCCGCATGCCGGACGCGCCCCTGTTCGTAGAGCGCCGCCACGGGCTCGGCCCGCGTGACCTTGCCCCTGGTCGCCCGCACCGCCTTGTAAGGCGCGCGCGGATCGACCTGGCGGATCAGCGTCTCCACCAGCTCGCCGCCCTGGTTGACCTCGGCGACGATGCGGTCGGCCTGGAAGTCCTCCAGCGCCTTGATCGCCCGCGCCGCCCAGACCGAGGGCGCGGCCCCCTGCAGGGTCAGGTCGGCCAGCACGTAGACCACCCCGTCTCCGCCCAGCCCCGCCACCACGATCCCGCAGGCGTCGGCGTCGGGCCCGGAGGTCGCCGGCGGGTCCACCGCCACCACGATCCGCGACATCTCGGGCGCAGCCGACACCCGGCCGCCGTCGATCAGGCCCCGGTTCCACAGCGCGCCCTCGACATCGTCGAGCAGCTCGCCCTCCAGCTCCTGCCGTCCCAGCGCGCTGCCCGCATAGCGCCGGTTCACCGCGTCAAGGAACTCGCTGGCCAGGTTGGCCGCGTTGGCCGAAGTCGGCGCCGAGGTCATCACCGTATCCGGCGCCGCCAGGATCTCCTTCAGCAGCGGATTTCTCCGCGGCGTCGTCGTCACCAGCTGCCGGGGCCGGTCGCCCAGCCGCAGCGCGAACTGCAACATGTCCCAGGCCGCCCGCCCCTTGGGCCACTTGGCCAGTTCGTCGCTCCAGGCGCCGTCGAACTGAGGCCCCCGCAGCCCTTCCGGGTCATGGGCCGAGAACAACCGCGCCTCGGCGCCGTTCTCCCAGACCAGACGTTTGCGGGTGACCTCGTAGACCGGGCGCCGGTCGGGGGGCGAGCACGCCCGCAACCCCGACGGCCCCTCGACCATGACCTCGCGAGCCTGGTCGATCGTCTCGCCCACCAGGGCGATCCGGCGGCACACCCCCTTGCCCAGAGGCGTGCCGCCCTCGACCCGGGCGCGGACCCATTCGGTCCCCGCCCGCGTCTTTCCCGCGCCGCGGCCGCCAAGCACCACCCATGTCCGCCAGTCTCCCGGCGGCGCAACCTGGTGTCCCGGCATGCCCCAGACTTCGAAAAGCCAGGGCAAGGCCGCCACGGCGTTCTCGCCAAGGCCCTCGACGAAGGCCTTCCGCTCAGCCGCGCTCAGCGAGCCTAGCCAGCTCGCCCAGGACTTCCCGCCGGGCGGCGTCGAGATCGACGTCCCCCGACCGGCGTCCCGCTCGTTCAGAGATGATCCGCTCAAGTTTCCTCTCGCAGTCCATGATGGAGTCCAACGATTTCTGAAGCGATGTGATCTCGGCTTGCAGCAGCTTTAGGCCGTCCTGCCGCGCCGCCCGATCCTTGTCCGCGATATCCGAGGCCTTCGCCGCCTCGCTCTCGTCCAGGTCCGCCCGCACCGCATCCGCATTGGCCCACCCGAGGGCCTCGACCCTCGCCATGAGCGTGATCTGCACAGACATGCAGGTGCGTCGGGCCTTCTGGAGCAGCTGACCCGTCGTCAGCTCCTCCCAGTCGTCGCTACGCGTCAT